TTCCATCTCCTCTGTATATATCTGATAGTCAATACAGTCCTCACAAATAACATCACCATTTTCTAGCACAAAACATTCGTCTGTTTGATTATTTAACACTCGACCGCATTCACAACACCTTATAATGATTTCCATATTTACTCCTTTACTTAACCTGCTTTAGTCAGGTTGAAGCAGTTGTTAGATGTTCATTCAACACATATCTATACACATGTTTCCGTTTCTTATTTCTCCCCTCCACACGGTCTTGTCCCAGTAATTTTTTTAATGATTGAATACCCGAAGTCCCATATATCGCCCAGCACGTTCTTGAATGCACCTCAATACCGTCGATGTATATCAATCTGCTACCTCCACCCTTTTCTTCACCAAGATATTCAAAGTTCGATGCCTTGTATATCGTGCCTTGATGTGAGTGTTCTGGGTCGGCTAATGATAAAACTGCCTTGACACCTTCTTTTTTTAGATATTTAAGTGTCAAAGATATAAAACGGCTTTCGGCGTTTTTAGGAGTATCATCAATTAGACACAACCTTCTTAATTCTATGTCACAATCATAACATTTTGCTTGGTGTCTCATTGCTGGCGCACCATAACCAGCTACACCTATAAGAGAATTGTTATGGTAAAGCCCAAAATAATACCTACACCCCGGCAATGTCTTTGAGTAGTGCCACACCGCTACAAATGGTCTTGCTACCGAAGCAGTAATACGCTGTATTGTATATTCCCTAACCTCTGACACACGTCCTCCTTAGTTGACTATCCATATAACATTTGCTTAACCTGCTCGAAGTGTCAGGTTGAAGCAGTTGTTAGGCTTCTTCTTTGTTATGCGCTGTACAGCAGCACGAATAATTAGTAGGCATCGTCCAATTTCAGCGCATCAATAGCGTCCCTGAGCGTTTCACCAATACAATATTCTTCGCCAAGATTTGACCCGTCTTCGTGCGCTAGGTCGTCAATAGAAAATAAACGCCCGCCATTAAGCGGCATCATAGCTATCCCGTTTGACGATGATTTACGCATAAACGATTCCAGCTTATTAAGTCGTTCAGTATCAGTCATTTCCATCAATTGCTCTCTCATACTTCTTCCTCCGCTTCCGCAACCGTCATTTCCATCAATTGCTCTCTCATTCTTCTTGCGTTTTCTATAAGAGAATCCATCTTTAAGAACGCCTTTCTAGCCGTTCTTTCCATCGTTTCAATCACTCTCATTTGTGCTTCATACCTTGTCATATTGACCTCCTAACTATCACTATATCACTTGTATATTTATTTGTCAAGCTTTATTTTTACTCAAATTCGCTTTTTTTACAAATCCCTTAAAACGCAAATAACGCCACCACAAGCCGCTTTAACACTTTTTGGTATGTAAATACCTGTTTGGCTATAAAACCTCACCACGAGCCGTTAAAGTAGCTTTGGTGCTTCTTTTCGGTTGTCGACAAGAGCTTGAAACTCGTTTTCCGATATGCTTACAAATCGTGTGTAAAACGGTTGGAACAAAAGTCTTGCATATCCACACGCACCATTTCTGTTTTTAGCCACATACGCTAAAGTTGGAATACTATTATTACTTTTGTCTACCTCTCTTGACCTGTGCAATAAAATAACACAATCAGCGTCTTGTTCAAACGCCCCGCTCTCCCTCAAGTCTGACACCTTTGGCATTTCTCCTTCTGCACCTCTAGTTAATTGAGCTACTAACACAATCGGAACGTTTAATTCTCTTTGTAAACTTTGTATCTCGTTGCTTATTTGTGAATATTGCTCATGTCTTTGAAGCGACGTGTTACTGTATTTAATAAGCGAAGCGTGGTCTATAAAAATAACTTCTACACCGAGACTTCTAACTAAATATCTACATTGTGCAACTATCTTATCAAAACGACCTCTTGTTTTATCTAAAATGTATAAAGGCATATCGTGTATCTTTTCGTTAGCTTCGTTTATCTTTTGCATATCTCGTTCTGTAAGTAATCCAGACTTAAAAACTCTTGAGTTTACTCCACCAATATCGCTAATAAGCCTTCTTGTTAAAGATTCTGCACTCATCTCCAAGGAAAAATACGCTACTTTTTTCCCTTTGCTTGCAATATGCCTAGCCATGTTCATTGCCAAGGCACTCTTTCCGATTGAGGCTCTTGCACCAAGAAGTGTGTATTCGTTTTGTAAGCCGTCTAGAATGTCGTTGAGGTTATCAATACCAACATCAAGTCCAGAAAACGGTGATTTGTTTTGTATTCTTTGTTCTAGTTGCTCGACAACAGGTATAACACATTCTCCAACAGAAACAATATCTTTTGCACCTTGACTTTCGTTTATTAAAGACAAGCTCGCTTGTAGACTGTGTACTTTTTCATACACCGTAAATTCGTTAGCGTCTTTTGCTTCTTCAATTGCTAAATATAAACTTCTCAAAGAAGAGTAAGACTTAATTTTGTTTGTGTAAAACTCCCAGTTTGCAGAAGAAGGAATGTTGTCTGTCAATGTCATAATTAACTCACGATACTCTTTGTGATAGCTTGTAAGTGATAAAATGTTTATGTCATTTCCTTCACCGTAAAATTTCTTTATTGTTTGGAAAACATCTTTATTTGCTTGTGAGTAAAAGTCTACTTCGCTTATCTCACTTGTGATATTTGGTATTATCTCGTTGTTCATAATCATACAAGACAAAACTGTTCGCTCGATTTCATTGTCAAAAAAATTCATTTGTTTACTCCTCTACCCACAAAATAGGCATTTATTATTTTGTAGCGGAAAACCGCATTTAGCACAGTTGTTTTGAACAGGAATTAAGTCATCTTTAGATTTTACGTTTACAAGTCTGTTAAACACATTTTCAGAAAAGATTTGATTAAAACCGTATCCATTATCAACAATCCACTTATCGTCCATTGCATTATCTAATACTTTTTTTAATAAAGATTCGTCATAGTTTTTATACCGAGAAAGTATAGACCTGTTCTTTGCGTAAGAATACGCTGGTACTTCTATTTGCAACTTTCCTTTTTCAAAAAGAGATTTATAGTTTTCAAAATAGATTGATTCTATATTTTTATAAAAAGATTCATTTGCCGTAGGCAAGGCGTTAGCCTTTTCTTTTTTTTTGTTAGTTTCTTTTCTAGATTCTTTTGTAGTTTCTATAGCTTCATTAGTTTCTTTTGTTTGGAAAGGAGAGTCATTATTATTACTCGTTTCTTTTGTGATAAGTTTAGAAGATAAGCTAGGAATTAAAGGTTGTTGTGTAATAGTTTCTTTATCTTTATTTAAACTAGTTTCTTTTGTGTGTACAGAATTTGGACTAGTTTTTGGCTCAACCAGTACAGAATTTGGACTAGTACCAGTACAGAATTTGGACTGGTCTATTTTTTGGACTGGTTCATTTATTGATACAGTATAGCTAATTAACTGCCCTGCTTTCTGTGTTTCAATTAGTCCTTTTTCAAGTAATCCTTTTAATGCTGTTGATACGGTTGTCCTACTTTTTATACCTGTAAGTTCCATGATTTGACTATAAGAAATCTTATCTCTTTTTTTATGCCATCCAAATGTTTTACGCATTATCACAAGAAACACAATATTTTCAGTTTGATTAAGCGTTTGCATTATTTCGTCAAAATATACGTTCGGGATTTGTGTATAGTTCGGTTTTTCTATTTTTTTATTCATTAGTTATTCTCCTTTTAAGTCGTCTATAATGTTTTTGATTTCAATATATTCTTTGCCCTCTGCAAGCAAAGCCGACACAAGGTTTTCACGATGTGCAATTTTCTCTAAAACATCCGCATCAAGTAAATCTCTGTTTACTTTGTTTTCGAGTCCTAAAGATTTGTTGACAAGTCGTGAATAATTAGAGTATGCAAATTTCTTTGTATTGTCGCTTTTATCTTCTACTGATTTTTTAATATTGTCGGTAAGGCTTCTGCGGATTAGTTTTCCTTCCATTCGATACTGACCTGTTTTTCTTATTGACGGTAAAACCTCACCAGTTACCCATGCCCTAAACTTAATAGCCTTTTGTTTTCTTGATTGAAAAATAAGCTCGTACAAACATTGTTCGTTTATGACTAAAACAGTCTGCTTTCCGCCATTTGTTTCTAAAAGGGTGCTACTTGAAATCGTACCCTTTACACCTGCTATTTTAAGCCGTTCTTTTGTTTGTTGTACGGCTCGGCTTGTGTCTTTTATGCCTAAAGCTCGACATACATTGCCAGCCAAGAACCAAGGTTCTCCGTCCTTGATAAAACCTCTAAGCTCTCCAACGTCTTTGTTTGTGAATGTAATTAAATCTTTGTCTGTCATTGACAACTCCTTATAAGTTAAAAGGTCGGCTACTCGTGTATAAGGCACTTTCACCGCATAATCTATTATACCACACTTTATTAAATAAAACAAGGATTGTTTCGTCTTTTTCAATTTCTGTTACTGCATTTTCACTCTGGACTTTCATATCCAGTGCTCTCGGTACAACTCTTTTACTATTTTTCTTAAACAGTCTGAAGAATTTCCCAGCACTCCTGCAACCGCTACAACTGTCATTGTTTTTTCATTCATGCTTTACTCCTTTTAGCATAAAAAAAAGCCCCATAAAGCACTGTTACTCTTTCGAGTTACCACCAACAGTACCCTATAAGGCTTGTAAAATTGCTAAAAGCAACAAGTAAAAGGTGGTAGTTCTTACTTCTTGCTTCCAAACTATGATTATAATATCACACTATTAAAATAATGTCAACACTTGCTCGTTAATCCTTTTCTTGGCTATTTCAAAATATTTATCGTCTTTTTCAATGCCGATAAAATTGCGCTTTGTGTTTATACAAGCAATGCCTGTGCTACCGTAAAAAACTATACTCATAAACTTTTTTTATCCACTTATAAAATTCATCTTCCGTCATTGTATGCTTTGCAAAATTACAATACTTGCAACATGAAACACAATTATCTTTGACGTATCCTTTTTTATTATCAACCCTGTCAATCCCGTTGCATTTTAATATATGGTCTGAAAGCCTTTTACTTTTTTTGCTTTCGTTTAATCTATCTTCAATTTCTTTTGAATACTCAAGCCCGCAATACTTACAAGAGCCTTTGGAAAGGCGTGTAAAAGTTTCAAAGTCTAATACATCTACAAACCCCATGTTTTTATTTCGCCTTTTTAAGTGGCTATATTGCACTTTTAGCAAGGCAATCTCTCTGTCTTCATATAATCCCCACTGATTCCCTTTTTTTGCAAGAAACTCTGCTTTTAAGCAACCGCAACTCTTCGACTTTCCGCTTGATAAATTATCAGCCACAACTACCTTTTTGTTTCCACAATCGCATTGGCACAACCATAAGTGCTTGTTTCGTTTATCCTTTCCAGCGTGCTTTATAACAAGCAACCGCCCATATCTCATGTTTGTTCTATCTAAAAATCTTGGCAAATTATTACTCCTTTAATTATTATCTATACTTGATAATAGACTATTTCTGGACTGTAGTCAAGTGTTATTAAATGTTTTTCTACTCTATCTTTCCCCACTTGAAAATAATGTGCATCTTTTTCAATGCCAATAAAACTTCTTTTAGTATTTAGACACGCTATTGCAGTCGAAAAACTTCCCATGCAATTATCGAGAACTGTTTCGCCTTCCAGTGTGTATGTTTTGATTAGGTATTCAAGAAGAGCTACAGGCTTTTGGGTGGGGTGTATTTTACCTTTCTGATTTGCATTGCTTTCCTCAATTATGCTCTTAGGAAACTTTTTATCATAATGCCTTAAGTCTCCATAGTTTTCTATTCCATTAGCCTCACCCGACGAATATGTCTTGCCTGTTCTCGGTTTTTGTTCTGTCATAATGGGATAGTAATTTCCTCCCGCAAATACTGAAATAATTTCATGTACTTTATATGGTTGTTGTTTAAGATTCATAATATTACCACCTTTTTTCTTATCCCAAACCCAATCATACTTGTACTGTTTTATGTTGCTCATTCTCAAGTAGCTTGAAAATGGTTCGCTCCCAAACAACACAATCGCCCCACGGTCTTTAATAATCCGCTTGTACTGTTCCCATAATCCGTCTTTAGAAATACTAAGAAAATCTTCAAGTGCTTCTCTATATGACACACCACTTTTCATTTTATCAAACACGTATTCTTGTTCATATATAACTTTTTTCCCTATCTGAACATACTTATTAAACGGAATTACCACATCCCACTTGCAAGCAGTCGTACCATAAGGCAAATCACAGAGAATCATATCAATGGATTTTGATTCAATGTACTTCATAGCATCCAAGCAATCTGCATGGATTAAGCTATTCGGTTGAACTTGCCCTACGAAACCTCCTTCATTAAGATTTTCAATCATTTTCATAGTATATACTCCTTTTATTATTTTATAATATCATGCCACTAAAACAGTGTCAATACTTTTTTTGATAAATTAAACACTGTATACTTTTGTAGACATATTAGAAACTTTCTAGGTATATAGGCAATAAAAAACCCCTTGCCAATTCAAGGGGTCAAAGGAGGTCTTAGATGAGTGTGGTCTAAGCCGTACTTGTATAATAACACAATAAAAACTTTATGTCAAATACCACTTTTTTTTCAAAATACACTTGACAATTAAATATACATAGTGTATAGTATAGTTAAACCTTGCCCGTATGGGCTGGTAATTATGTTTAGGCTTTTAGCAAAAAGCCCTTCTTTA